GCACCAGTTATTTATATTTTGAAGAAAACTATAAGCGCTTTAGAGAGTTTCGACGCTTTGTGTTTTGCGAATCAATTACAGAAGGTAATCGGTCTAAGTTGCGCCAGCTTAACAGGCCGGATTGCGAGTTCAACATACTTGAAGCGTTTATTTCGAGACTTCTTGGTGAGTTCTCTAAACAAGAGCCGTCTATAGCAGTTTCACCGTCAGAAGATGCCCCTATTCCCGTAGATGTATGCAAACTTATTGAAAATAATATCCGTCATGTAATGTATGATGCAAACAAGAACAGTTTTGCGTATGAGATTTACAAGGACTTATTATCGGGCGGTTTTTCAGTCGGCAAGGTTTGGACGGATTACGCTAGCCCAATGAGCTTTGACCAGGTTATCAAGTGGTCTAGGGCATTTGACCCTACGCTATGCGGATTTGACCCATTAGCTAGAGCAAGTCATAAGGGTGATGGTCAATACAGTTTTGAACTTTTTCCCATGCTGGAAGAAGACTTTTTAAAGAAATTCCCAAAAGTTAAAAAAGATTCAATTGGCTATCAGCGCGATGTTGAGGGTTTTAACTGGTCATATGAGGACTCTCAAAACCGAAGAACCGTATTAATAGGCGATTACTTCGAAAAGAAAATGAAGCGAACGCAGATAGTTAAGCTTGCAAGCGGCACCTCGATTCCATTAAACGATTATAAAAAGCTAAAAAAGAAGTGGAATGAACTGGAGGCGTCAGGTCAGATGATTGATGTCATCCCGGAGATAGTTGGAAAACCGCGCTGGACAGAGCTTGAGACAGTATGTCACTACAAGATTATTGAGTCTCAAATATTAGAATACAAAGAAACTGATTATACTTATTTGCCACACGTATTTTTTGATGGGCATAGTATTATTTTGTCGCGCGGTAATTCTGGTTCTCAGTCTTATCAGATGACTCGCCCCTATGTTTATCATGCTCGCGGAGTGCAAGACCTTAAAAACTTCGCGGGACAAACGCTAGCTAACTATTTGCAAAACCAAGTGCAGCACAAATTTATAGTTATGAAAGAGGCAATACCTCAAGAAAAAGACTACATTGAAGCGCTAACAAATACTCAGAGAGCGAGCACAATCGTAGTAAATGCATTTATGGATAACAATCCAGATATGCCGATTGCTAACCCAATTCGCGAGGTTCAAAACCTACCAGCTCCGCCTGAGATTATGCAAGCATTCCAAGTTACAGACCCGACTACTCAAACGATTCTTGGCAGTTATGCAAGTAACAATGGTCAAAATGAAAATGACGCGAGCGGAAAGGCTGTTATCGCAACTCAGAGCGCAGGTAATGCCGCTGCCATGCCTTACGTTGTTGGTTACTTAGCCGGCCTCAATCAAATGTCCAATATACAAGTTGATTTAATGCCGAAATATATATTAGGTAAGCGCAAATTACCGACCATGGATAAGGCCGGAGAGCGTGGATATCAAGAAGTTAACTCAGAGGGGAATCCTTCTCTTGATTTTGGTAATTTTGCAATGAATGTATGCGTAGAGGCTGGAGTAAATTTCCAAGTCCAAAAGAATGAGGCATTACAGCAAATAACCTCATTGATGCAAGCAAGCCAAGAGTTTAGCGCGTTTATGAATGATGATGAAACCTTGCCGATACTAGTTGATAACATTACCTGCTATGGCGCAGACAGGCTAAAAGAGGCCGTGCCAAAATGGGTACAAAAGAAAGCTCAAATGCAACAGCAAGCACAAGAAATGCAACAGCAACAAATGCAAAATGACCCTGCGTTAATCCGAGCTAAAGCTGAAATGGCCAAGATTGAACAGGCTGGACAGCAAAATCAAGTAGAAAATCAGATAGAAATCGCACGATTGCAAAATGAAAACAAAGAGGCGCAGGCCAAGTTAATGGAAGCTGAGGCTAAATTAATGGAGTCTGAAAGCAAAGTCACCGGTATGCATGTTGACCAGGTATTGAAGATGGAGCAGCAAGAGACGAGCAAATTTAATCATCAAATTGACGCAACAGTTAAAATGGCTGATATTGAATTCAAAGAGCATCAAAAAGAGATTAATAGTCATGCTGCGGTATTGAAACATGCTGAACTTGCACATAATATTGAACGAGCGAACAAAGGAGATAAAAATGGCGACTAAATACAGAATACAACCGAGTCACCTCGAAGAGCGTCATGGCATAGCTAGGCTCGAGAGAGACGGATTTAGTAGAGAAGATATTTCAAAGGCATTATACAAGCATACCGAAGGCTCAAACCAACAAAATAGAACTGAGATTATGAAGAAACTTCATGATAGAAAGGGTGAGTGCTAATGAGTCAAGAATCTATTTTTGATGAATTTGTAGAGCACAGCACAATCGAGAACAGTCTTAAGGTTCTTGAGTATGGCGCTAGACTAAAAGAAGTATGCGATAGGCATAAATGCAGTTTAAATGAAGCTTTAATCGAGATACGCAGGGCTACTGCAAGACAGGTCGAAGTTTTTTATATTAGAGGGTTATAAGGTGACAAAAATCACAACTAAGGCGCGTAAAAAACTGCCTGATTCTAAATTTGCAGAGCCTAAGGATAGAAAGTATCCGATCGAAAATAAATCCCACGCTGCGAACGCAAAGGCGCGTGCGTCTGAAATGGAAAATAAAGGTAAACTTAGTATTTCTGAAAAAAAGAAAATAGACAGCAAAGCTAATAAAGTGTTGGGTAAGAAAAAATCAACTAAAAAATAAGGAAATATCATGCAAGCAGCATTAGTATCATTATTAATAAGTCACATTTTAACATTCGTAGAGAGTGAATTTATGAAGGCCGAGCCTGCAATGGCAGCCGCTTTGGTTCACGACATTCAATCACTGATAATCAAGCTTGAATCTCTTGTATCTGCAAAACTTCCTGCTGAGGCACCTGTTCTGAATGGCGCATTGAGTGCTGTTAGTGCTGTAGCAAGTGATGCAGTTCAGGCCGTTAGTGCTGTAATTGTAGATAGCGCAGTTGCTCAAGTAGCATCCGCTTCCTGAATAAATAGATTACTTGGAGTAATAATAAAATGGTTAAAGAAATGAAAAAACCGAATAAAGCACCAATGAAAAAAGAAAAGCATGGCGATGAAAAAGAAGATATGAAAATGTTGAAATCTAAAGTGAAGAAGTCGTGCATGAAATAATGAAAAATATTCCTTGTCCTAAATGCGGATTAATACAACCTTTTGATGTGTTAATGGGATATATGGTATGTTCCACACCTGGGGCGGAGATGATTGGGTGCCCGAAAAAAGAAATAGTTTTTGCTTTGCACCCAAATTGGAAATATAAAGAGGAACTAAGTGAGTGAATTTATAGATAAAAAGCAATTCTTTATTTCGAGCAAAGATGCTAAAGCTATTGGTAAAACAGGTCTTTATAAAAAACTTGATGGCACTGTCGTTGAATTTTTTAATGCTATTTGTAAGGCTGTTTTGAATGGCGAGGATGATGTCTTTGCTATTCAATGGGCTATTAGTAAACTAGATGATGAAGAAAAGAAATCTATCGAAAACGATATTGTAAAAGGACATTAAGATGCCTCTAAAAAAAGGGAAAAGTAAAAAAGTTATTTCTGAAAATATTGCAACTGAAATTAAAGCGGGGCGCCCAAAAAACCAAAGTATAGCAATCGCTTTCTCAGAAGCAGGCGAAAAAAAGAAAAAGAAGAAAAAATGACAAATTATTTAAAGAGATTAATTTACAGCATAAAATTAAAGCCTTATGAGCGATTTATTCATGATTATATGGACGACCATGGAAGGCTTTGCGAATTAATAAGCGATATAAGAAAACAAAATAATGTGCTTGCTGAGCGAATTAAAAAATTAGAGAAAAAATGATAAGAAAAACAGATTTACCTCAAACTAAACTGGCTATAACCGGAAAACTATCATTTGAAAGCAGCTCATATAAAATAATCAATAAAATAAATGAAATTATCGACAAGATAAACTTCCTTGATGAGCATATTAACTTCTTATACGAACGCTCTCGAACCCAATACAATACATTAACTGCCCAAGCCTCAGGCCTGCAAAATGTCTATGATGAATTTCAAGAGTTTAAAAAGAGATTCAATGTGTTCCGGAATCCAGAGTCAGAAATAATAACTTTAGAGTTAAAAAACGCAAAGCTAGAATCATTGCCACCCAGTATTGTCACTATTGACTAATTAATAATCCAATGTGACAATGCTATTATACGATGCCACTCGATAAAATGGCCGACTCTTTGCAGCGATATTGCAATGACATCACGGTGACACCGATAACTAGTCAAAAAGGTGAAGATTTATGACTGATAGTTTAGAAACTGATTTGCAGGAAAATCCTGAACAGCCAGTATCGAGCGATGGTGTTGCCGATGAAAGTTTAGACAAAGCAACAGTATCAAAGATTGTCGCGCGCGAGCGTGCCAAAGCTTATGAGAAAGGCAAACAGGAGGCACGCATGGAACAAGAACAGCAAATGCAACAACAAGCACCCCCGCAGGCGCCCCAACCTGCTCCGCAGACGTTTGGAGGAATGCAACAGGCTTCTCAAATGAGCCCTGAAGACATTCAAAAATTAATTGCTGAACATGTACCTCAATACCTACAACAGCAAGCAACTGAGTATCAACAAAAACAATTTGCTGATGGATTTATTAATAAAATGCAAGCCGCTGAAAAGCAATTTCCTGGTCTTGAGCAAAAATTGAATGATATTGATTTTACCTCGCCATCAACTTTGAAGTTAGTTCAAATGGCTAACAACATGGATAATACTGGCGAGATAATGAATGAGTTAATCGAGAACCCTGAAAAAATGGGTACTTTGTTAAACTTAATCAATGAGCAACCAAAACTAGCACAACAAAGACTTGCTAGTCTTAGTAGTTCAATCACCGTTAATCGAAAAGCTCAAGAAGAAGACAAGTCAGCACAAGAACCTATCGGACAATTAAAATCTTCAGTAAATGCTGGAGTCGATGACCATAATTTGTCCGTGAAAGATTTAAAAAAATTGCTCAGCCAAAGACGCTAGCATTCACGTAGACACCCTGGCTCGACTCCAAACTATTTTGGAGAACTATCGTGTCTACTACACCAGCGAATATTTTACAGAACGTCCAGTTATACATAAAATCAGAAATTGCATGGCTTGATAACGAATTCTGGGGTATCGCCAATGCTAATAAATCCCTAGTAGAATTCGAAGATAAAAAAGGTAACTTAGGTGACGTAATTACATTCAATACATCACCTCGCTATATTTCCTATGATGGTTTGGTTATCACGCAACAACCTTCCGTTCAAAGATTACAATCATTAATGTGCTCTCAAGCCAAGAACGTTTCAGCGGGTTACACTGATGAGCAATTTTTGTTTAACGTTCGTGACTACATGGATACATTCGGTGAAGCGGCAGCAATGGAAATTGGCACCGCGATTGAATCAGATATTCTTAGAAATATCATTTCAGGCGTATATGGTATCAATCCAAAGTCTCCTGAATATCAATTACCTCAAGTAAATAGTGGCCCATTTCGTTTCTTCGGTGACGGCGTAACACCTATTAATAGCTTCCAACAGCTCGCTCAAGCATGGGCAAACTTCGATGCATTCGGTGCTTCACGAACTAAAAAACGCGGTGTATTGCCTATTGATATCGTTCCTGCAATCGTTGGTACTGGTTTGAATCAATTTGCACCCGATAGAGCAAATGAAACTGCTGAGACTTGGAGAGTAGGTCGATTTGGTGGCATGGCTGTAGATTGGTCTGTATCTAACTTATTGCCTATTCATGTATCTGGCACTATCGGTGACACTGCTGCTCCTAATAACGTGATGACGGTTGTTTCTGTTAATGACCCTACTGGCGTTAACGTCACTGCAATTACGTTTAGTACTGTTGGTGGATTGACTGACCCTAATGCTATTAAATCAGGCGATTTGTTTGAATTTAATGACGGTGTTAGCGGTAAACCTAATATGCGTTTTCTTACATTTATCGGTCACAAAGCAACGCGTCAAAAAGTTCAATTTAGAGCGATTGCTGACGCTGGATCTGTTTCTGGTACTGTTACTGTGCAGATTCAAACTATCAATGGTGTTGGTCTTGTATGGGCTCAGAATCAAAACCAAAACTTGAATAATGCGATTCAAGCAGGCATGACCGTTACTCCTACTCCAAGTCATCAAGCGGGTTGGATGGATGCCGGTAATAGCTTCTATCTTGCTATGCCTAAATTGCCTAATCAGTCTCCTTTTGAAACTGTTTACTTTAAAGATAAAGAGAGCGGTGCATCCTTAAGGCATTACTGGGGGGCTCAGTTCGGATTGGACAACAGAGCTTATGTCAGGGATTCAACCTGGGGCTCCACATTGGTCGCAGAAGATAGCATGCGTCTGATCATCCCAATGTAATGTTGTAAGATTGCTCTTGACGTGATAATATACCCATCCGGATATAAAGTCACGTCAGGAATATTATGTTACAGGTCAAGATTTGCGGTAAATGCGGAAAAGAGAAAGTAAATGGTTATTGTCAGCCATGCAAATCAGAACAAAGACGAATGCGCATTGCTGAGAAAAGAATAGCAATTGGTCTTCCTCCTGTTGTTGAGGGAAGAGAAGCGCATTGTAAGTCTTGCATCGAAAGAGTTTCTTCTAATGAAGATATTCGAGGCGAGATTTGTTATGAATGCCAAAAGATAGCTAGACGTAAGAGGATAGAAGCTAAACGTTCTGAGCAAGGAATACCAATAAAATCGGATTCTTGCTTAAAGTGCGGAGAACCAAAAACAGATGGCAGATGCCTCCCTTGTAATGCTAAAGTTAAACAAGCGAATCGAATTGAGCGAAATAGATTAAGACGTGAAGAAGAAGGCAAAAGAGCGTGGGGAACAAGGTCATCTTCTCCATGTATTACATGCAGTAAAGAAAAAGAATCTCCAGATAAGTCTTATTGCAATGAATGTATTAATGCAAAAGCACGAGAAAAATGGAAAGAATCAGAATCCATTAGATACAATAATAGAGAAGTAACTTTATTATGTGAATGTGGAAAAACAAAGTCATCAACTCAAAAGATTTATTGCGATGACTGCGTTTCAACTAGACGAAAAGAACAGGCTAAAATAGCCGCTCGAGAATACAGAAAGATTCACGGATCTGAAGTTAAGAGAAGCATTTATTGTAGTATATGTAATGAGATTAAAGAGCATCAAGAACGTGGATATTGTTTATCATGTGAGCGCAAAAGATATCTTGAAAGAGATAAGCCTGATTGCGCGAAATGCGGATCAATAAAAGAAAATCCTAGAGATGCATACTGTAATGAATGTAAGCGTAATAAAGCTCGTTTGAAAAGTATAGAGGAAGGAAGGAAATCAATAAATCCTTCTGGAATGGGAAGAAAAACTACCTGTTCAACATGCGGAGAACAAAAAGAAGATAATTATTTATCTCAAAGTCGCTGCATGAAATGCAAGATTAAAGCAAAAAAAGAAAATAGACCATTAAGAACAGATGAGCAAAAGTTTAAAGACGCTGTAAGAAAGTTTACTGTTAGTAAAATTAGACAAGGAATTCTTATAAGATGCCCATGTAAAGTTTGTGGCACAGAAGAGGATGTACAGGCTCACCATGATGACTATTATAAACCACTTGATGTAAGATGGTTATGCAGGTTTCATCATAGAGAGCACCATAATAACGAAAAAATTAAGGATACAAAATGACAACTTCATCAGGTCAAGAAATTAGCATCAGTTATGGCGCGTACCCTAGTAGTTACGTAAATGGATTACAAATAAGCAATGACCCTACAACGCCTAATACTTTGCTTAACGTAGGTTCTGGCGTAACCATTGATTCAACCGATACATTCCAAATGATTAACAATGGAAGTATTGTTATCAATGCAGCAACTATTGGTTTAAATGGACTTGATACAGGAACATTGGCTGCAAGTACTCTCTATGCAGTTTATTTAGTCAGTGACCCCGTAACGCTTCGCCCTATTGGCGCTATGATTTCACTTAACTACGCTAAACCCACGACATCTTTACAACCAGTAATGCCTTTTGGTTACAGTGCATTCAAATTAATTGGTTTTGCTGCAACAGACGGCAGCGCGCATTTCCTGCCTGGGTATTGGACTGCTGGTAATAGCTCTTATCGTTTGTTTATGTACGATGCACCTTTAGCTACTGCAATTACTGCAGGAACATCTACAAGCTACGTTAATACTAACTTAATAGGCGCAGTTCCTAATATTAATAATACACCTGTTTTAGTTAACACAGTATTCACACCTACTGCCGCAGGAAGTGCGCTTGTTTTACAGCCAGGTAATGCGACTGGTGGTGCTGCAACTATATTAGGCCAAGTAGCCGCAGTTGTTGTTAATAGTGTTAGCTTAGTAATGGCGCAACCCGTTGTTATAAGCACAGTCTCTTCGCCTGTGGTAAATTACAAGGTTGTTGGTTCTGTAGCCGTAGATGTTGCTGGTTACTACTTCACAGTATAAGGAACTTATCATGGCTTACTTAGCGTTAGATTTAATCACGCGCGCTTGTTATCTTTCACAGGTAGTAGGCCGTGAAATTCAAGTTGTTTCAGGTACTCAGATTACAGATGGTCTATACCTATTAAACAGTATTATTGATTTTAAGAACTCTGATTTGCGCGAGATTCCTTATTATCAAGAATTAGATTTTCCTTGCGTTCAGGGACAAGAAAAATACTCAATACCCAATTTGCTTAGCGTTGACTCATTGACGTTTAATATCGGTCCTGTTCGTTACGCTATGCGCGAAACAACGAGGGCTGAATACTTTGCTGATTACCGGGTTGATAACATCCAGTCATTGCCTTATCAATATCGCTTTGAGAGAACGCTTGACGGAATGGATTTATATATTTACTTCGTTCCCGCTCAAACTTATTTAATGAAGCTTTGGGGGAAGTTTGGGCTAACATCAGTTGCTTTGAATACAGACCTAAGCTTGCTTTATGATTATTTTTATATAGAGTTTTTGCGACATGAATTAGCTTATTGGTTTGCCAATGAAAATGGCTGTACGTTACCAGATGGAGTGATGGCTAATTATAAAATACTTCAAAAGAAAATAATGGATGTATCGCCTCCTGATTTGTCAATAAGAAATGTTAATTGCTTTGGTCGTCATGGGTATGGACTTGATTGGCAGCTAATAAACCTGTCCGGGGGATGGGTTCCGTATTAATCAATATGTTTAATTTAATTGCATAAACAGGGATAAAATGGCCTTTCAATCACCAGCGCCTCAAAGTAGTGTAAATCCACAAGAGATACCCTTGCAGATGGTAGGAGGAAATCGTTTTGGACGATATCCCAAGATATCTGATGAACAAACCTGGAATATGATTGTTTCAGATAACGCACTTGTAGATTACGCAGGATTCGAAAACCTATTCGCAAACCCTTTAGTGACTGGTTCGACTGGTCGCGGCATTTACAAGAGTCATAACGCGGATTTAATGTTCACAGTTATTGGAAGCGCTTTTTTCTCAATAAATATTGTTGACGGTGTTGCCGACTACACCTTTTTAGGAACATTAACAACCGCTCAAGGCGATGTATTCATCTCTGAGAATAATAACAATGAAATTGCCATAACTGACGAAAAGAACCTGTATGTATATAATTTCAAAATTCCAACTACTCCATTGTTATTGCAATCAACTCGTGACTTTGCAGTTGGATTTACAACTCCAGGATACATTTCGTTCCAACTAGGCCGATTGATTATTGCTGATTTAGGAACATCAAATTGGTATTTATCTGGAATTAACGCGGCTACCCAGTGGTCAACTACATTTACAGCAAATGTCGCTTATATTGGCGCAATTGGACTTAAGCCTGATACGATTCAAGCAGCTGTACCTGTTCCCGGTGGCGGCAATAACATTGCACTTTTTGGTAATACCGTCATGGAGCTATGGCAATATACGGGTAATGCGATATTTCCTTATCAGCGTCAAAGTACCTTCAATATTGATTATGGTGCGCTAAATGCTTCCAGTATTGCCGCATTAGACTCATACATCGTCTGGATATCAGCAAATGAGCAGGGCGGTGCAACAGTAATGAAATTCAATGGTGGGGGTGAAGAATCAATATCTGCAGATGGTATTGACTTTAAGTTAGCTAATTTAACTAATCCAACCAATTGCACGGCATTTCTATTTAGACAAGATGGTCACTTGATTTATCAATTCACTTTTCCAGATGACAATATAAGCCTTATTTATGATTTCAATACTAAACTATTTTTTTATGTTAGTGATGAGAATCAAAACTATCACCCGGCTCGAAACGTTGTATTCTTCCAAAATGATTATTACTTTGTTTCGTTGAACGATGGCAATGTTTATACCTTTGGTACTCAGTTTAGTTCGCTGCAATACTCTGCAACTAATATTCAGATGATGTATCGCAGTAGAATTTGTCCCCCTATACGACTTCCTTCTCAACGCATGTTTATTATTAAAAGCTTAGGATTTACCGTTGAAAATGGACAATCCAATAAAAAAATAGGAACTATAGACCGAACTTCCACGGACACCATATTTTTGACAGACCAAAGCGGCATTTTTTTAACAGACCAAAAAGGCGTTTTTCTTATAAATGGAACTTCAGCGCAAATTTATCCCGATTATATAAATGACCTTTATACCGAAGCTATTGATTTATCTATTTCTCGCGATGGTGCGGATTCTTGGGGTAATAGTGTAAGGCAACAAATGAATCCTACGGGCAATAGAAGAAGTAGGCTTATCTTTCAGCGACTCGGTCAATGCAATGATATGACAGCGCAGATTAACTTTGTAGGTTATAGCAGATTCACGATAATTGACCAAGGCGTCGTGGAGGCTTACACATGAGTTCAAATGCAGGTGATTCTTTAGTACGTATTCCTAATTTGCCTATTGATAAAATGGTCGATGAAAATGGAAATGCAACGCCAAGCGAATTGACGTTTAGACAGACATTGCTTAGTAATTTGCAAACTTTGTTCGGTCAAGAAGGAGTAGTTATTCCCATTCAAAGCCCTGCTAATGCCAATACTATAATAAATAACAAAATCATTAATCCTGTTACGAATGTTGCTCAATTTTCTTGCCTATTAGGAACTATGCTTTATGTTCAACATCCAACAGATTACACTCAAGACAAAGTGGTTATAGCCGTTAGAAATGATAATACATACCCTATAACTGCTCCAGTATTTAAGACGTTTACGCTAACCTAGGAGGTTGCTATGTCATGGTTAAGCAAAAATTTTACAGGCACAAATACCAATCCTTCTGGGGTGGCAAATAACTATCTCGACCAAATCCCAGGAGCAATGCGTCCATACTTTCAACCTTATATTGATAAGGGCAAAACCGCTGGTGATAAGCTTACCGGACAATATGACCAGATGACGCAAAACCCAGGCGAGTTTTATTCTAATCTAGGAAAAGGATA